ATTACTAATATCATCTGTTGCATCAAGTTCTTCAGGATTAACGTAAATTACATTACCTGTGACATTCTTGAGAAAATTTTCGAGTCTGCTTAACGGCATACCTATAAATACTGACACTATCTCCTTCAACCTATTTATACTTAGTTATAGAGATGAAAATAGAATTTGAAAAACAATTTGGTAAAGGGGTAGATCCATGGTATGCAAAAGCAGAAAGGTGGGTAAAGAAAAAATTCAAGAACCCATTTTTACAACATCTTGGATTAGGATTTATTGCATGGTTGAAAGATAAGTGGATAAAGGTTAAGATTGAAAATACAATGAAGACTGTTGATATTCAAGCTAAAGAAATTAAAGAGCAATGGGATGAAGAGGAAAGAAAACAATTTGCTCCTGAATACAAAGAAACCCCATCTGAAGTGAAGGGGTTGATGGACATGGAGATCAAGCGTCCAGAGTAATTATCTTTTCTTTTTCTTTTTCGAGTTTTTTCTACGAGTGAACTTAAAATTTCTATCTCCGTTTATTGCTTGACAACGCCTAATATGAGAACCAAATTCGATTCTGCCATTACATTTATGCCCACATACGGGGCATGTTATTATATTCATTCATCATGCAACCAACTTCAATGGTTCCGGTGCCTCTTCAACCTTGATTGGTTCTGCAGTTACAGTATAATAGGCATTTAAATAACCACCTCCACCGTTTCTTATTATAACTTTCATTCCCCACTGTATTTCTTTTACATACAATCCCTGAGCTGTCCCTATAGCAGTCAGTTGCACTGCAATTGTTTCTGGTTTGATTTTACCTTGCCAGTCTGCCGGTAGTTCAATAATTCCGTCAGTGTGGACTTTTCCGCTTGTAGTGTAGCAATGCATAATGAATTTTCTTTTTATTTATCTACTTAGAATTTGCCTTTACCTTCATATTCAACAACCAATGAATTCACATCTTTTCTTTCACCATAGACATGAAAAAAACAATCTGTGTTACCAGATAAAATTATTTTTTCAGTGTCAAATTGCATGACAATAATTTTTTGAGTAGATCCGATTGGTTGCACCTGAACGGTAATACTATCTTCATGCACCAGATCTTTCCAGTAGGATGGCAATTCAATTGTGTTTGATTTTGTCAATCTTCCTCGATAATATACACCATGTTCCGGACCTTCAAGACAAGCATGAGCAAGACGATATCCCTCTCCTTTAGTTGGATGTTCGATATCAAAGAGTTTAGTTGTACCAACAATTGATGAAGACCATGTTGCGTTTCCTGCAGACATGGTGCCATCTATTCTAAGATTGCCAGTCACTTTCCCATCACCGTCAAGTGTGGTATCACCTTTCACAGATAATGCTTTAGATGACCCTACCATCCTTACATCACCCTCAACATCTAATGCTCTACCTGCAACTCCGGGTTTGAAATCCCCTAGATCTGTTCCAACATTCAATACACCTTTAGCATTTGCAGAGTGCCCTCCTATAAAAGCAGGTCCTGTGACTGCTAGAGTGCCATCATAAGGTTTGTCTCCATTCTTAGTCTTAATCGATTGATCGAGTTTTGCCGGTAGAGATTTACCGATATAGATTTTACCTGATGATACTTCTGGTGATTCCATTATCTTCTCTGAAGTTTTTGTACAACTGTTTCTTTTTGCATTGGTGCAACATCATTTAGACCTGTTGCATCAAACCATGGTGCTTCTTCCCAATCGAATCCTTCACCAAAGGTATTATCAGGTGCCATGACATACCAATGACATTTAGCATCAGGTATATCTACAGCACAAACTGCCCAATCATCTGCCCACTGAGGTACTTGAACATACATCACTGGTAGATGATTAGCAAAGAGTGATAGTATAATAGAAAAGAAAATCATATTTTAAATTGTTTAGAAATACCTTCTACTAAAGTACGTATGCCGGAAGGAATGAGTTTTGATTTTTTCTCATAAACATAAACTGGATTTGCCATGGTAAACGTAATACCTCCAGAATGTGTAATCATAGTTTCTGTTGCTGAAATAATACAATTCGTTCCAAATGTTTTAAAGTTATTGTCTGCATCTAACATTATATCTCTTTTCGCATGAACTGTAAAGTCCCCATCAGTATCACCAGTGGTGGTCATATTAATTTCTCTTGCAGTCACATTGAAAGAACCTGTTGCATCTATATTAATATCACCCTCTGAAAGAATATGTAACCCACCCGGTCCTCTTGCTATAATATTACAACCTTTTTTATTCTCCTTTCCGGGTTTATTTACGGATCTAAGTTCCCACCCACCATCTTCAAAAATTCTAAGACTTGTTCCACAACCCCCTGCCAACTGAACCTGATCGGGACGATTAGTAGGAGCAGTCGTCAAACCAACCCGAAGAAAACCATCTTCAGGTGTGTTTATAATCATAGGTGGAGATTTTCTTTCTATTGCCATCAGTACGAACTCACACAATCAACAACCTTCATTATAAGATTACTATCGAGAGGTATCGTTGAATCATAATCCTCTACTTTCTTATATCTCATAATGGGTCTTAAGAGTGCTCCATAACCAGTATCGCTCTTTATTCTAAGTTTAGGAATGACTTTGCAACCTAGATCAGCATGCACAACATTAGCACCAACGATTCTACCTGTGCCATCTAAAACTGGTTCAAGAGTGCCACAATCACTAGTAATGAGATCTCCAGATTCATAATCTCTACCAGTCCTTATAATCTCCACACCTTCAATCTCACCCACCACATCTATACCGTCAGCATCAGAAACTTCATCTGGAACTTGATATCCTCCACCACCATTTCTTATTATTATATTAATGACTTTACCATCCTCAAGTATTGCTTCACCCTCTGCTCCTCTTCCATCACAATTGTCAACTATACTAACAAAAGGTTTTTCCGTATATCCCACACCTAGTGACTGCATATTAACACCCACTATCTCTCCTAACTCATTGATTACAGCATTTGCTGCTGCTCCAAATCCGCCACCACCAAATATTTCAATTTTAGGTGGACCACATTCTTTATTAAGAATAGGACAAGAACCAAGAAGATCTTTTACATATGCTGCATTTTCAACATCATCATCATCTAAACCGAAGAACTTATCAATTCCATCTGATACAGACTTACCGATTCCTGCAACATTAAATTTTGAGGAGATATCAATAGTTTTTTTGAAATCAAGTTTTTGTTGTTTGTCTGCACCAAAATTCAATGCCCAATCATATGGTTCAGGATCACATTCTTGACCTTCACATTCTAGTAACGCCAAACCTATCTGAGCATAACCCATTGCCTTATCCATAAATCCCATGAAGTTTCCGATTGTCGGACCAAGCAAACCAGACAATGAACTCATTGCATCTCCAATTGCATATTCAATCTCATTGAACATTCTACTGTTCAATCCTGCTAAAAACTGTTCTGCTGCACAAAGTGGTGCTTGCACTAGTTTACCTAACAATCCTGTCAAGAAATTTTTTATGGTATTTTTTAGACTCTTGATGACATTTTCTAACAAGCAATAGATTGAATCCTTCGCTTTTTTCACAGAAATATCCTTCAGTAAACTGTCAAGTTGCATGAAACCCATCATGTCCTCGCTCAACTCAGCGATCTTAGCAAATAGAAAACTTCGTGATAGTCTTATAACTTGAGCATATGAATCTGATATGACTTGTGCTGTTTCACCTACGAGTTTTTGAATATCTCGCATCTCATCCATCACAGGATCTATGTAAGCGTCTTGATAACTTTCAAATTTTCCTGCCACCTCTACAAAAGATGCAAGTGCTCGTCTTATATCATTTCCAAATCCACTACCACCCTTACATTTTTGTGCTTTCCTTACTATGAGATTTTCTTCATCGATAATTTTTTGTTTGGTGGTCTTTCCATTAGGAAGGTGATTATCTCTGGTTGGAATTCCATTAAGTTTTTTTGGGTCTTCATGATTTGCAGGCATGTTGTTCTCACCAAAGACCAACTCACTGCTTGCTTCCATCTCATGAAACATAGTAGACCCATCAGCATTTTCTGGGTATGCTATTATGTTATCGTGAAACGCTTCACTTTGATAACATCCAAAAATGACTGGTTGCTGTTTATCGTTATCAGCAAAAAAACCTATAACAGTTTCACCGCCTTGAAGATTTAAGGATGTTCCAGCAAATGCTTTACCAGAACCAAAATTGCAAGACACAATGACAGGTGCCCATGGCAATTCAGAATCAGGAACCTCATCACTTGGGGGATGAACTCCAAAAATTCTTACCTTGACTCTATATCCATACTTCACAGAGTGCTGACGCCATGCAGCATCAGTAGTCACCTGTCCTCTGAAGTATGGAAATCCATCGAGTCCGGCAAAGTTTATTGAATTTAGACGGGTTTCAACTGCCATCTAGTCGTCGTATATAAGGCATTCAGGTTCATCTGGATGCATATCACAGAATAGTTCAAGTGCATTAGGATCGTGATGATCCTCTGGGTGATGATTCTGATATACTTCTAATTCATGCAATTCTTCTTTTGCATGTCTTCTAGCAGCAGGACTTGCAATAGGGTCAGCTATAATTTCTTTGTCGTGTGCTATGTGATCTTCGATACTTTTCATGATAGTTTAGTGTAAGCGTCTCTAACTAATTGCATACCGGTGAAGTCACCTTCTGAACTAAATTTATGAGACAGAGTTTTGATCATATACAGTCCAGAAGCAGGATTGTTTTCACCACCACTGGGTTTATCTATATTTATTCTAGGAAACTTAAGGTTTACAACAGATCCTGCATGTAATTGTACGTTTAGGGGGACTGTTATCTCCAATGTTTGAGAAAATAATGCAGAATAGCGTGATAGTCTCCTTGCTTCATATTCTACATGTTCCATAGAAGTTTTGCTATTTTCATCCTGTTCGTCAGAATTATCAAACAATCTTTCATCCTTGACTAAAAGCATGTATCTTGACGAATCTGTACTGAATTCTTTTGGTTGAAAATATTCAGAGTTTGATAATTCATCTCCATCCTTATCAGCATTATAATCATGTTTTGCTAGACTATCTCTATCAACCACCACATGTGATCTTTCGGATGAATCAAATAATCCTAATCGAGAATTATATTGTCCCATGGAAAGTTTTTCAAACAAATTATGATTATTATTCCATACAGGTTCATTTGTTATATGAAAATTATTATCAGGATCAAGAGCATTAAATGAACTAGCTTTCACATATGTGAATACATCGTCCTTATTTTTCTTCGCATTATCAAAAATTTGATCGGGACTCTGAAATCTAAAACCATCAAGACATTCCCAGAAAAAACATCCTGATCCACCCTTATTAATTTGTTTTGTACTATGATTTTCTGGTATAGATTTGACTGCTAATCCCACAATAGTCTGTAATGGTCTTTTGTAAACACCCAAAAATACTATTTTATTAGTAGGTTTCTCAATTTTTTTTATTCTGGTCTCTGGAACTTCTAAGTTTTTTGTCAATATCTCTTTCACAACTTCATCGGTAGGGGCATCGTATTTTTTAGTCAGTCTTCTCAAATGATTAGTGAACGCTGCTTTAGACTCAAGTTGCATTACAAAAACTTCTCTTTTATTTGTAGATCCTGCTGCCTTAATATTACTGATATACAATGGTTCTTGTTCAAAGTCTATAACACCAGTAGCAGTCTTAATGCGAAGATAAACTTTTGACCCACTTCTTATTGGAAAACTCTCTAACCATCCAAAAACATCAGAGATCATAATTTCTATGTGAAATGATGCATCGATGATATCCTCGTAAAATGACATAGGACCGACCTGCAAAGTAAGGTCTTGATCCTTTGTGTCATCAGGATCTCTTACTATAATTTTTTCTATTGTTGATCCCCTTGCAAAACTCGCCATTATACTGTCTGCTCGCTATATGCCTTGATGATATTTAGAGACGATTCGTAAGGATCTTCATTACGTCCTCCCATGACAGTTGGACTATCTGATGAATTGAAGGCGATAAAATTATCTCCCTCTTTGATAATTGTATTATTAGACAAATCATCACCCATATTAAATAATTTTTTGAGTGGAGAATCTTTAGATAAACCCTTTATACCCTTTTGAATAAGAGTCTGTATGTCTTTATTCGTCACATTTGTTTCTATTGGTTTGATATTCAAATCCTTCAATTCCGGATTATTTTTTATAAATTCTTCTAATACTTTTTTAGCATCCTTAACTTCGTCTGGTTTTGGTGCAGTTATTTCTTTTTCTACTTTCTTAATTAGTTTTCTCTGATTTTTTATATCATTTTTATTCGATTTTATAATGTTGTTCAATTGACGCTTAAATCTTTTTTTTCTATTAATATTATATTTTTGAAAGCGTTGTGTCTTATCAGAATATGTGACTTTATTCTGATTTGTCAATGTTTTTCTTTCAGAAAAAGGTTTTGTTTTAGATCTTGTTACTTTAGATTTTGGTTTTGTTATGACTTTCTTTTTAAGAATTCCCCCCTTGCGAAATTTAATAGGTGCTTTAGGTAATTTATCTAATGTTTTTAGACCAAATCTAAGTTCTTTTTGTAAAATTTTCTTAGCGAAGGTGCCTTTTACCAATTGTAGTAGGAGTTTTTTCTTTAATAATGGAAGAAGTAATGCACCTCCCTTGATTGTCAATATTGTAGCAGCAGCTCCCAATACTAAACTACCGACACCAACTCCTACTCCCTTTGCATACGCTGAATCTATCTGTGCTTGAGTAGCACCACCTCCACCTCGTCTAGGAATAAAACGAGGGAATGATTGATCTTTATCATTTCCAGTCGCTCGTAATATAAATGCTTCAAGATCATCATCATATTTTCTGAATTTATCTAAAGCACTATCAAATTTATCTAAACCATCTGTAAATTCTGTTCTACCTGATTGTCTAATAGACTCTCTTTCCAATTGCAATCTTCTAAAATCACCGCCAGTGACTCCTGAAGCACGATCAGCAAGACCAGATCCAATATTTGCCCCAACAAATCCACCTATAAGAGCACCCAACACCGGTATTGGTATAAGTGCCTGTCCTATCGCAGCACCTGCAATACCTCCTGCTGCTCCACCACCTGCTCCCAATCCTGCTTGTAGATTTGTTTGTCCTGCTGATTTTCTATTTGCAAAATCAAGTCCTGCAAAGAGTGTATTGGTAATAACACTTCCTTTACTTATTCTACTAAGACCACCTAATCTTCCGGGTTTGATAGGTCTCCTGAAAGGTCTTATGTTATTAGCAGTCTTTTTTCCTCTAAGGAGTGACAGACCACCTCCGGTAGCAAGACCACCAGATAAAAGATCATTTGTGTTATCTCTACGATTTGCATCTGCCTGAATGTTTCTAAAAGTCTTAATTCTTTGCTTAGATGTCTCTTTTCTTTGTTTCAACAAAAGAGATTTTGCTTCAATCTCTTGTCTGTTATATTTTAGAACTAAAGATGTCAACCTTGTAGTAGACTCTAATAATGTAGGTCTTCTATTCAATAGAGATTCTAAATTCATACGACTGCCCCTGCTCCATACTCAAGAATATATGATATCTTGCTATTATCACTGAAAGTTGATTTCACATGAACATTAGAGTTTGTCGTCGGTGTATCATTACCTGTAGAAACTTGCTTATCTTCTGACCCTATGGTAATAATATTATTTTTACTCTCTCCTCCTTCCGTAGTAAGAATATTATTACTGTTTACAATACCTATTTCATCATCAGGCAAGAGATTAATTAATTTATCTTTTCCGAATATATCTTCAAAATCAGATTTCATTTCATTTTCATAATCTTCCATTGAAAATATTTTATTTTTCTCTTTAGGATCTATATTTTCGATAGAATCTTCTTCTTCTATCTCTTCATCGTCTCCTCCGAAGAAATTAGATATTCCACCACCTAAATCACTCATCTGATCTACAAATCCTTTAGGTTCTTCTATATCATCAACAACATCATTTCCGACTAATGGATTGATTCTTATGTTCTTCTTATCACTAATTCCTGTTAGTATGTCATCAAATCTTGCAGAGGATGCTCTAAACCTCCTAACATCATTTCTAGACAATAATTGAGGGATCGCTTGCCTTCTTGTCAACTCCATTCTTCTTTGATCGCCACTACCTCTTGACCCTAATACTGTGCCTGCAGAAAGAAGTCCACCACCTGCTAAAAGCATTGGTAACAAACCTCCTCTACCACCACCTGTTGCTACACCTCTTGCAGCACCCATACCTCTACCACCAAGCAACATTCTTCCTAAAACGACACCACTAACAATCCTTATTATATCAGGAAGAAATGATGTTAGAGCGATAGCAGTATTTTGAAATCCTCCCTGCAAATCACCTTCAAGGAATTGTTTTCCTGCTAAGAGGGCAGTGATAGCTCCAAGTCTCCTTCTGAATCCTCTAAAAGATGCCCCTAGTATTGTTAGTCTTTCCTTCTCCTCCTCTAATAATTCATTCTCTTCTTTGTCTAATTCTGCTTTCTTTCTAAATGTGCTTCTGAATTCATTTTCTATGGAATTCAAATTATTCTTTACTTGCTCTATCTCTAAAACTAATTTACCAAGCAAAACAGTATCTTTTCTCGATATTTTATTACTTTCTTTCTTTTCATTATTTTTCATCCTATCATATGCTTCAGACATCCTTTGAGACAAAGGTTTCACTCCCACTTTTGCAGAGGTGGCAGTTTGATTTTGTTGTTCTCTTGTGGGTATAAAAGGAGTATTTGAACGCACCATATCCTCTGGGAGCATCATACCTCCCCTCATGATCATTCTTGGATTTGGTTGATCATCCATTTTTTGCCTGTTCGTATTCTAAGTTACGTTTTTCTATGTAATTTTGAAGCATCTTTATATAAGTTTGCTTCTCCCACGGTATCATGCCCTCTATGTCACTCAAACTCCAATTATGGTGTTGTAATAATGAAAAGTTATTTTGCATATAATTCTCTAGAGAATCATGATACATCATTATGCGAAAAAATTTGATAAACCCTCAATTACAATATCATTATCTTTTTTAGTTTCAGGGTTTTTAACTTTAGTTTTGTATACCAATTTTGGCATGGTAGTAAAGAAATTTTCTATTGACTGAAATTGATTAGAACTCAATTGCTCTATAAACTCCATTAATTCTTTCTTAGTGCAGTCTGATGCAGACCATGCTTCTTCACTATTGTAAACTTGATCTATACAATCACAAACATTTTCAAATGCCTTGTCAATCAATTGATCCTCTTTGACTTTTGATGCTAAAAAATTATTTTCAGCAAACTGTGTGAATGATGGATACTTCAATTTTATATGTAGATCATCGCCTAAATCAATAGTATCAGTGTGATCATCGGGAATATCTAGTTTTATATCTGACATCTGTAATGTAAGTGGGACTTGTGTGACACCATCATCTTGACAGGTAATCATCAAATCTACAGATTCTCCAACTGACTTTCCTCTGATGTTTAGAAATAAGTATTCTAAGTCGAAACTAGGTAAGTCTTCAACTTTGATACCACGAGTCAATATACATGACTTCAATACACTTTTTAGGGTATTGATAATGGTTTTTTCTTCACCACTTTCCAGTGCTATGAGAAGTGATTTTTCTTCTTTTACAAGAAAAGGTCTAAATTTTACTTTTTTGTTGGACGATATAAGATCTAGTTCAAATACCGGTGTTGAAACCTTTGGTAATGGCATAATTTACTAATTCAGTATATTATATAGCAAGCATAAAGGGACTTATTAATTTTTTCGCTTTTTCTCTCAAAGTTCGATCTTCATCATCGGTTCTAGCACCCCTATCAATGGTGAAGTAGTCATACTTGAATGAAACCGTAGTTTTAACCAATTCAGCATTACCATATGCTAATGGAGCAGCGATAATGTTAGATGGGAAGCAGTTTTTCATGTAGTAAGTAATGTAATTAGGAGTTCTTTTATCAACTTCCGATTCCTTATTCTGTCTTGACTCAGGCATCAAGAAATCTGAACTAAATGCTGTAATCTCCATTTCACACTTGTATGATCTGGGATATTTCAATTTCTTGAATGCATTATCTCTACTCCTTTGACGATCGATAGATCCATGATTACGATCCTCTATTTGTGTAGGTGAAATATATTCTAACCACCCATTAAATATTTCTTGTGTAAAATAGTCTTTTTGAGCATAAAAGGTAAGGTTGAAGTCGGGATATCTTCTGTAGACAGCATAATTTTGGGTCACACCCTGCCTCAAACCATTCACAGCAGCAGTTTGCAATGATGAACCGGGTAAAACCGCTTCAGAACAAAATAATGCTAGATTATCTCCGGGTTCATTCATCACATTATTAGGTGGTATCAATACATGCTGTTTCAAAAACTGCATGAGGTTTGGATTCCCACCTTGTGTATTAAAATTTATGTAAACGTCATATACATTATTAAATGCAGGCACAGCATTATCAAACCCACCGAGGTTTAGTAGTTCCTCAGTTCTCAAGTAAAATCTATCTTTTGAAAAAACTCTTGAATTTGGCATCTAAATAGATGAACAGTATATACTATGTATGTCATATAAGGGGAAGTTTAGACCTTCCAACCCTAATAAGTATAAAGGTGATCCCACAAAAGTGATATATCGCTCTTTATGGGAACTGAAATTCATGCGTTGGTGTGATGGTAATGTGAATATATTGAAATGGTCTAGTGAAGAGGTAGTGATACCGTATAAATCACCTATTGACAATCGTTATCATAGATATTTTCCGGATTTTTATGTCAAAATGAAGAGTTCTACTGGTAAAATAGAGGAAAGACTGATCGAGGTGAAACCAGAAAAACAGGTCAAAGGTCCTGCTATGCAGAAAAAAAGAACTAAAAAGTATATAGCGGAGGTATATGAATTTGCTAAAAATCAGGCAAAATGGGAGGCAGCAAAGTCATTCTGCCAAGATCGTAAATGGAATTTTCAAATAATCACGGAGAAAGAACTTGGCATCTAGTCTACTCAACACTCAACCATCGGGGGTCAGCCCGGGAAAACTTTTATTGTTCAGATATTCTGCAAAGTATAAAGAAACCCTGCCTTTCTACGATAAGCACCCCTTATGCTATGTTCTGGCAACAGAATCAGGTGCTTTTTATGGTATAAACCTTCATTACACAAAACCAGCGAACAGAATGGCGATTATGAGGTATATTGATGAAAATAATGATCCAACAGTCATCACAGGATACCATAAATATCTCTACGGATACGTAAGATCAAATTTTTCAGAGGTT